TCAACCTGAAGGCTACGGCAAACAACATGGTCACTTCTGCTGACTCTGTTCAGGTGACTGTGCTTGACGCCGGATCGTCTGGTACGACTGCACTGCGCTTCCGTGTACACGCCGTCCTGTGCGACGTGTCGCAGAACCCTGTTGAGTCTGCCACGGTATCTACCGGCACATAACAAACCTTGTCTTGGGGGCTTCGTGCCCCCTTGACATCTTTTATTTTGTATGGTATATGCAGGAATCCCCTGCCGGGGTAAACTCCCAGAGGAGCATTCCTGATGAATTATATCACGAGTAACATTCCGTACTTTAAAGCGTGGGTGCGAAGAGAATACACAACAAATCACGACCGCTATCAGGGTGAATTCTTACACGCAATGGTTATTGGGGTAACTACCCTGCCTATGCGCACTCTGTCATTTCAAGTCTTGTTTACGGGATGCGACGAAGAAGAAAACGTACACGGCGGAGCGATGTGGGCACGTATGCCCCTCACAGCCTTAGTAGGGGACACACCCTTTGATGAATGGCCTGAACCTATTCCTACTTATCTGGCACAGCCGTGGGACTGTCAGTCACATCACCACTCAGTATTTGTCCTCAACAGAGGCACACCCTGCCCGTGGTTGGCAAAAATAGACGGAGAATTTTATCCGGCTAAATACTACTTTACCGTAGACTACACAGACACTGAAGTAGCGGACGATCCAGCGCAACACAAACAGAGTCACGTACTCGAACTCATGGATGCTGGCAAGTGGACGGGCAACATCGTTGCTCTTCCAAACAACCGAGTGAGGGTAACTAACCCTGCATGGTTTGTAACGGGCGATGGCCCACCGGATTTCACTCCTAGTCAGTGGGTCCATCATTCAAAGCAAGACCCGAACTATGTCAGTGATACGGCACGGGTATTTGATAACCTCTACGCGGAGAGCGATTATGAAGAAGATGATGAAGAAGAGTAAAGGCATGAAGCGCGGCGGTAAAACCAAAGCCAAAGGTATGGCTAAAGGTGGTATGCGCGGTGGTCGCAAAATGATGCGTAACGGTGGCAAGGCCACAAAAGCTAAAGGTATGGCCAAAGGCGGTAAGCGTGGCGGTGCTAGAAAAATGATGAGTGGCGGCGGCAAGGCGAAGGGTACTGCCCGTGGCGGTAAGATGACTGTTGCTTCACTTCGTAGTGCAGCGAACAAGCTGGGTTACAAGATTGTAAAAAAGACGTAGTCGGATGGCACGTCGCGGACTATACGCAAACATAGCAGCCAAGAAGCGTCGTATCAAAGCAGGCAGCGGCGAGACGATGCGTAAACCCGGAAGTAGGGGCGCACCTAGTAAGGCTAACTTCCGCCGTGCTGCACAGACTGCAAGGAGAAAATAATGGCGCAACTTACATCTAGGGATAGAAATCGTGTAAAAAAAGTCGCTAAAGGCTTGAAGAAAGCTGTTAAAGCCCATACGGGGCAGCATAAAACTCTTCAAAAGGTTCTAGGACGCAACGGAGCCAAGCGGTCTTCGGCAAAAAGGAAAAAGTAGCATGGCAAAGAAGGCACCACCCAAGCCCAAGAAGAAGTCTAAGGGCGCAACCCCCAAGAACAAGGCACTCTATGCTCGTGTGAAGGCAGAGGCAAAGAAGAAATTTGATGTTTATCCTTCGGCATATGCAAATGCTTGGCTCGTTCGTACATACAAGAAGCGTGGCGGGACGTACGCATAATGGCTAAACCGAAGGGCGGCTTGACAAAGTGGTTCAAGGAAGACTGGCGGGATGTAAAGACCGGCAAGAAGTGTGGCCGTTCTGGGTCTGAAAAGAAGAAACGACCCTATCCCGCTTGTCGTCCGGCCAAAGTTGCTAAACGAATATCAAAGAAAGAAGCTGCCAAGAAAACCGGTTCCGGCAGGGTAAACTGGTCCGTGACGGCTTCGGGCAGAAGGAGGAAGGCGAATGGCAAAAAGAAAGCCTGACAATATGCCTGCCCGCAACAAGAAGAACTTCCGTCCTACGAAGAAGGGTGCGGGTATGACTGAGGCGGGGGTCAAGGCTTACCGCAAGAAGAATCCCGGCAGCAAACTCAAGACTGCAGTCACTGGCAAGGTAAAACCCGGCAGTAAGGCAGCGAAACGACGCAAGTCATTCTGCGCTCGTTCGGCAGGACAGATGAAAAAGTTCCCGAAGGCAGCAAAGAATCCGAACAGCCGTCTTCGTCAAGCACGTAAGAGGTGGAAATGCTAAACCTATTGATAGGTCCAATTTCTCAACTAGCTGGCACATGGCTAGAGGGTAAGGTCGAAAAGACAAAAGCTGAAACAGGCGCACAGGTCGCAAAGGCAAAAGCCGAAGCGGTCATCATGGAAAAGAAAGCAACAGGTGAAATAGACTGGGACTTAGAAGCAATCAAGGGTAGCCAGAACTCGTGGAAAGACGAGTGGCTGGTTATTTTGTTTTCGGTGCCACTCATACTCGCCTTTATACCGGGTATGGAAGATGTCGTCTCACACGGATTTCAACAACTGGAGCAAATGCCTGAATGGTACCAGTACAGCTTGGGCGTTATTGTTGCTGCAAGCTTTGGCGTACGAAGCGCGACGAAGTTCTTCGGAAAGAAGTAAGCGTGGCTGACGTAACATTCGAGCGCATATCCAAGTGGAAGCTTCTGCCTCGTTTCATGATGCTGGTGATGACTCTGATGAGTTGGCGTTGTGCAGAGTGGTTTATGAACTTGGACGCCCCAACAGCATCACAGTCCGCATTTGTAAGCGTTGTGATGGGTGCCATGACAGGTGCGTTTGGTATCTGGATGGGCGGCGAGAACAGAGTCGAAAGTAGGAAACAACACGATGAAGTATAATACATCTCACTTCTTAGACAAGCTAATTGCACACGAGGGCATGGTCCTCACTGTGTATCAAGACACGCTGGGTATCGACACAATCGGTATAGGACGCAACCTCAAAGATCGCGGGATCAGTAAAGAAGAACTAGATCACATGGACATTCCGTCGATGGATGTCGTGTATGAGCATGGTATCACAGAGGCGGATGCACGGTACCTCGCTATGAACGACATGAAGATCGTAGAGGACGAACTATGTCGAATGCATCCCTGCGTCAACGACTTAGATTCCGTTCGTCAATTAATCCTGATGGACATGGCCTTCAACATGGGTGTGCCACGTTTGTGTAAATTCAAGCGCATGTGGGGTGCGATTCACGATCACAAGTTTGACGCCGCCGGACGGGAGATGCTCGATTCGAGGTGGGCGAAGCAGGTCGGTTCGCGGGCTACGAAGCTTTCGGACGCAATGGTCAAGGGGGAATTTTGAAGCACGTCTTTCTCCTGTTCGTTTTCTTAGGGATTGGGGAGGACAAGCGACAAGTCAGCGGCGATATGCATTTCCGCGATTTAAACGACTGTGTGTGGTACGCACAGACTTTACACAAACAAGGGAAAACGGTGACGGCATACTGCCTACCCAGACTAGTTGATGAAAGTGTACGAGTTTACTGATGTTAGCAGAACTAGCCGCAGCAAATGCAGCCTTCGCTGTTATCAAGACAGCCGTACAAAACGGTAAAGACATTGCTTCCGCAGGCAAGGCGATTGCTAACTTTGTAGGTGCAAAGGAAGACCTAGAAAGAAAAGCAACCAAAAAGGGTGGTGGCTCCGATCTCGAAGAATTTATGGCTTTGGAGCAGCTACGAGAAAAAGAAAAACAGTTAAAAGAGATAATGATATACGCAGGTCGTCCCGGTTTATGGGGTGATTGGCAACGCTTCCAAGCAAAGGCGCGGGTTGCTCGAAGGGAGGCAGAACAAACCGCAGCCCGTAAGCGCAAGAAGATATTTGAGATTACAATTATCGCAGCATTTATTATTGTTGGATTGACTGTACTTGGATTGTTTGTCGCTCTCTTGATGCACCATCAAGGCAAATTATAATTTACTTGCCAAATAGTTAAAAAGAGTGTATAATGCTGTACAGGGAGAGTTACATGAAACGACTGGCATACGAAGCACTGAAACATAAGTACGAGGCCCAGCAAAAAGATGCACTCTTTGTATATGCGAATTACACGAACAATCCTGCTGCTATCGGTGAACATCCGGATTTGCTTGAAGAAATGGATAAGGCGGTCCAGAGTTGGGCAGATGCTGAAGATAAGCTGGCAGCACTCGAAGTTCTGCATAGCGAAGCTTAACGGGTACTAAGAATGACGGTACTCACTAACGGATCAAAGTTTTCTACCACTGTATCTGCCCTAGCTAACACAAGCGACACAGACTGCTATGTTGTTCCGGCTAATTTTTCTTCGCACGTCGAACACGTTATGATTTCAAACAATGATTCGAGCAATCGCAATTACACTCTGAAGTACCGTGACGCCGCTGCAGGAACAACACATACGCTACAAACGACACATGCCGTAACTGCTAAAGGCTCTGTGTCCGTGTTTACAGTGGACAAGCCCCTGTACATCAACGCCGGAGACAAGATTATCGTCGCCGCTGCAACAGCCGATACTCTAACTGTAGTTGTTACAGCCGAAGAGTTTTACGAACCTAACAGGTAACCCATGAATTATCTTCAACTCTGCAATGCTGTGCTTCGCGAGATCAACGAGGTTGAAATTACCAACGTAACTTCGACTAGGGGTATCCAGACATCCGTTGCTGATTTTATAAACAAGGCTCAACGTGACATCATCAACTCCGAAGTCGAATGGCCGTTCACTGTTGTTAGTCAATCTTTTACTACGACAGCGGGCACGGCAGAGTACAGCCGCGAATCAGATGCGAAAACTGTTGACTATGACAGCTTTACTGTACAAGAATCCGCATCGACATCAGAAAAAAAATTAAAGTATCTTTCGTTCAACGAATACTTAGATCGGCGCAATGAGGCAGATACAAATCCTGACACGGGTTCACGTGCCCTGCCGGAGTTTATCTATAAGACGCCTGACCAGAAACTAGGATTGTCTCCTGTACCAGATGTGTCCACCTACACCGTTAGGTACTACTACTATAAGACAGTCAGCGACATGTCTTCAAACACAGACACACCTACTATTCCAGAAAGATTTCACGACGTTATTGTAAACCGCGCTAGGTACTACGCACACATGCTACGCTCCGATGTGCAATTCTCACAGCTTGCATTGCGAGATTACACAGAAGGATTGTCTCGTATGCGTATCGAACTGATTAATCGTAAGGATTACATGAGAGCCGTTTAATGCCCGATACTTCCCTACTAAGTCCATTTGTTGTAAAGCTAGATGGCGGACTAATTCTTAACAGGGATTCGTTCTCTATGCCTCCCGGCGCGGCTCTTGAACTTATTAATTTTGAACCGGACATTTCAGGCGGCTATCGTCGTATCAATGGTTTTTCTAAATACAATTCGAACATTGTCCCACAGACAAGCGCGTCTACGGAAAAGGTTCTTGGTGTAGCTATATACAAGGGTAACATCATTGCTGCACGAGGCACAAAAGTTTTTAAAGGCGGCACTACCGGATCGTGGACAGAGATACAGACTGGCAGAACAGGTGCCGGACGCTACAGCTTTGTGGTGTACAATTTTGACAACAACGAAAAGATAATTTACGTAGACGGCGCAAATAACGCTGCCATATTTAATAACACTTCTGTCACTGCTGTAAACACTACGGGGGCACCCGCTGATCCTTCGACAGTTGCCCTGCACAAGAACCACATGTTCTTTGCTGGCATGTCATCCAACCCACAAGAGGTTGTGTTTTCTGCACCCTTTAGTGAAACAGACTTCTCTGCAGCAAATGGTGCTGGGTCTATCAAGGTTGACAGTGCAGTCGTACAACTAGTTACGTTTCGTAATTCTCTGTTTATCTTCTGCGAGGATCAGATTCATCAGCTTACGGGCACGTCGATTGCAGATTTCCAACTGCAACCCGTGACACGTCGTATAGGTTGCGTCAGTCAGCACAGTATACAAGAACTAGGCGGTGACATTATCTACCTTGCCCCCGATGGGCTTCGAACTCTTGCTGGTACAGCACGTATTGGTGACGTAGAACTTGGCACCGTGTCAAAGCAAATACAGGACAGGTTGCTACTTACCAACATCAGCCTCGACAGAATATCGTCAACAGTTATCCGCAACAAGAGTCAGTATCGCATCTTCTTTGCTGCCGACGCTACCATCGAATCAGGAGCGAAGGGCGTGGCTGCTGTGATGAAACAAGCAGCAGAAGGCGGTGGCATGGGATTTGAGTATGCTGACCTGCAGGGCATCAAACCCGCCTGTATGGCTTCTGGCTTTATCGATAACACCGAAACAATCGTTCACGGCGGTCACGACGGATATATATACAAGCACGATGACGGCAATACTTTTGACGGCACTAGCATACCCGCAAGGTATCGATCTCCCGACTTGAACATGGGAGATGCAGGTGTTCGCAAGATGATGCAAAGAATTATTTGGAACTACGAAAACGAAGGTACGATGAATTCAAACTTTCGTATTCGTTATGATTTTCTTTCTAGTGATACTCCTCAACCTGCAGAGTACGCCTTAACTACTGGGGGAAGCGCAGCTATCTACGGTGATCCTATCAGTAAGTACGGCACTGCAGTATACGGATCGTCAGGCGCACCCCTAGTGCGTCAGTCAGTAGAGGGAGGCGGTTTCACTGTGGGTGTGCGTGTTGATGATAGCAGCGGACTCGCACCCTTTTCAATCAAGGGCTATCAACTAGAATTTACTCCGGGAGGGAGACGATAAATGGCAGGATATTCCGCGCGACAGTCAACCTACGTTGATGGCGACGTTATCGATGCAGCAGATTCCAACGACGAGTTTAACCAGCTTCTAGCTGCGTTTAACAACTCTACAGGACACAAACACGATGGCACGGCAGGTGAAGGTCCGGTTGTCGGACTTATAGGTGATCCGGGTGAGACTACGCCGCTCAACAAAGTCGTCATAGACAACCCCAACAATCAGATTGAGTTTTCGGTTGACGTATCTAGTTCGTCTGTAGAGCAGCTTGTTATCAAGGACGGCGTGATTGAGCCGACAACCAACAACGACATCGATTTGGGTTCATCGAGTAAGCAGTTCAAAGACCTGCATGTCGACGGTGTTGCAAACGTGGACAGCATTGCGATGCCGACCACAACCGTCACGGATATTTTAGACGAAGACAACATGTCGTCTAACAGTGCTACCGCGCTTGCCACACAACAGTCGATCAAAGCCTACGTCGATACACAACTCACAGCAGAAGACCTTGACTTCCAAGCAGATTCTGGTGGCGCACTCTCTATCGACTTAGATAGCGAAACACTCACATTTACTGGCGGTACGGGCATTGACACTAGTGGCTCTGGCAATGCCGTTACTTTTGCTATCGACTCTACTGTTGCAACCCTGACGGGTTCGCAGGCTCTAACAAACAAGACAATCGATGTCGATAGTAATACCCTGTCAAACATAGAAGTGGACAACCTCAAGTCGGGCGTCCTCGACACAGACCTGTCGAGTGTTGCCGGGACAGACACCACCCTCGCATCGGCCAAAGCCATCAAGGCGTACGTAGACGCACAAGTGACTGCATCCGACCTTGACTTTCAGGGCGACAGCGGTGGCGCACTTAGCATTGATCTCGACAGTGAAACTCTCGACATTGCTGGTGGCACCGGTATCGACACATCCGGTTCAGGAAACACGCTGACTGTTGCAATCGACAGCACCGTAGCTACGCTGTCTGGCTCTCAAACACTGACCAACAAGACTATTGACGCCAGTCAGTTGTCCGGCACCGTAGCTAATGCACGACTCGACCAGCAGCTTCAGGATGTGGCAGGGCTGGCTGTAACCAACGGTAACTTTATCGTGGGTGATGGCAGCAACTTTGTAGCAGAGTCTGGCTCTACTGCACGTTCATCTTTGGGTCTAGGTACAGCAGCCGTGACTGATACAGGCATTAGCAACGGCAACGTAGCGGTGTTTACGAGTGGTGCCGCTGATAACGACTTTCTTCGCATTGATGGCACGTCGATTGAGGGACGTTCCGCATCAGAGGTGCTGTCTGATATCGGCGGACAGGCATCCCTGACATTTGGCATCTCTGATACAAATGCTGTGAAGATTGACAGCAGTTCTGTAGCTGATGATGAATATGCCCGATTTACAGCAAATGGTTTGGAAAGCCGATCAACTGCAGAAGTCCTTTCAGATATCGGTGGTCAGGCTTCACTAACATTCGGTATATCAAATACCAATGCTGTAAAGATTGACAGTGCGTCAGTCGCAGATGATGAGTACGCACGGTTCACAGCTAATGGCCTTGAAAGCAGGTCTAATTCAGAAGTTATTTCAGATATCGGGGCTGTAACTGCTGCTGATGCTGCTAACGAGGCGACGGCCCTTGCGATTGCGCTTGGATGACCTTGACAATCAACGATTAATAACGTATACTATATCCGAAGAGGGATGACAAATGGCTAACACATTTAAGGTAGTATCGCATGACGTTATGCCAGCATCTAGCGGTACGCCAGAAGACCTTTACACCTGCCCCAGCAGCACCACCACAATCATCTTGGGTATGGTGCTTGCAAACGTACACACCAGTCAAGTCACAGTAAGTGTGAAGCTGGTTAGTGACACATCCGGTGGTGGACGCACAGCGACTAATACGACAACATTCTTGTTGAAAGATGCCCCGCTTCCTGTGGGTTCATCTCTTGAAATTCTTTCCGGTAACAAAGTAGTTCTTGAGACAACAGACAAGATTCAGATTGACTGTTCTGTTGCTGACAAGGCCAGCGTAACTATGAGCATCATGGAGATTACCTAATGCCGTATATTGGTGCAGGAATACAAAAGTTTAACACTGCGGATGGGCTGACTGTCAGCGGCAACGCCTCTGTCAGCGGTACTACTGCA